CACACACGCCCATTTCTGACAGTTCCCGTCAACCTTAAACTCACAAGCATCACAAGGTCTGTCTTTTAAGTGGCTGATAAGTTCAAGGGCGGTTATCGCCTGTTTCTTTGCATCATCAGCTATTCCGTGTGCTTCAACCATGTTCAATACGTCTATTGCCTGATTATTTGTCATTCCTGTTTACCCCCTTTTTTCTCTTTCAATATCTTTTTGATTTGATCGTACGCTACTTCTTTCGCCATAAGTTCTGTTGCCCTGTCGTAAAAACTTGTTTCACTTATAACATCCTCTGCCGCAAACATTATGGCGTTTATCTGTCCGATTTTCATATCATGTTCGTTCATTCGTTACCTCTCAATACTTAATGTTCAAGTTTCCATGCTCATTTATCCAATCAATAGCTTGTCGCATTGTATAACCGCTGTTCTCGGAAATATCCAGAAGTCGGTACATTTTAGGGTGTGTTTCGTGTAAATCCTCAAAGCGTGTATCTCCGCTTATATGTGCGCCAAACCCGCAACATACACATCCTGTTCTTTGGCATCCCGTACAATGTAAGGTCTTTGTCTGATCGAATATTCCTAACCCCGTCCACTCGGCTAAATCCATCTGTCCTGTTTCTTCATCATCCGTGACTATATCGCCGTAGACGCTACATATCGGCAAGTCGTGAGTACGGATATAAAGTAAAACATCCTGCTCCGTCCAAAAGGACATAGGATTGCTTGTCGGGATTTTAAGATCAAAGCCGTTGCAACTGTTTTGTAACCATTTCTGCGTTCTTAATCTGCTCTCGCTCGCCATCTGTGCCGTTATCGGTACTCGCCCTGTTTCCTTGTGGTACTTGTGCGCCGGATCTTTTTTCATAACAGAACAACATTTGTTACTGATCTCGAACGGTGCTTCAAGAAAAAACTTGTACTTTTCAAGGCTAAACTGACTTCTATCTTCGCTAGGGATATTCGCCTTTATCGGTTGCTTGGGATCGTTCGTGAACATTCCCAACATTATCGCTAACCGCTGATTTTGCCCGCCCCTGCGGTTTACCATCCTGTCGTTGAGTAAACTCGCCAATTCCTCGTAGTCTACGGTACTTCCTGTCGTACCCCCCCCTACTTGACGCATTTATAGCGGCTTCGTCAACACTAGGGATATTGCCCTTTTTCTGATACTTCCCGTTGCCTGTTACCCTGTCGTACCAATAGCGGTACGGTCTGTCTGTCTGCTCTCTCTCTCTCTCTCTCTCTCTCTCTCTCTCTTGATGTACTCGCCGTTATCGAAGATGATTTCCTCGTTTTCGCTCATGGAATCTCTTAATCTTTCAAATTGTCTATGTGCTTTTATATGCTCACTCGCATTGTCATACTTCCATAAGTTCTCAATTCGGTTATCTGTCTTAACAAAGTTTATGTGGTGTATAATCTCTTCGTTTGATAACTTTATCCCGTAGTGTTCCTCATACAAGACTCGATGCTCTCTTCTTCCTGTCTTGCCGTCACGATAATAACCATCCACAGTAGCCTTTTCCTTTTTATCAGAATGAAGAGGGTCGCCCCATCGTTTATACTGAATGTAATGTTTATTGCACATTCCTAAACATCCCTTTTTGCCTAAAAGGTTGTCACAGTATATACATTTTTGCTCTGATCTACTCACCTTTATTGCCTCCTGCTCTTGCATGATGCTTGTCAAGTATTTTCTTGCCCCTTGTACGCACTCGCTGACTTCTTTTGAAATAAGCGGAAAACCATACTTTTTGCAGACTTCAACAAAACCTATCTTCGGTCTGACTACATCCACGTTGTCATACGTTGCCACAAAATCTCGCAACTCTGGATATTGTGTCGGTATGTCAACAAACATCGCCTTTATGTCGGGGTACATATTACGGGATATATCAAGCAATACCGTACTATCCTTGCCGCCGGAAAAGCTGACATATACACCGTCAATTCCGAAATGATTTACCCACTCTCTTATTCGTTGTTGGGTTAATCTGATCTTTATATCAAGCGGCATCGCTTGTAATTCTTGTAATTCTTGTATTGTGTGTTTATTCATTCCTCTTTCCCACTAAATAAATTCATCTGTCCTTCGCATTGCTTCATCCTCGGTGATCTCGGTGATCTCGGATGATACCCGTTTGTTTCCCCGAAAGCATCCTGATATTCCGGCTCTACGTCTGCAAACACAAAATCGGGGCAATGGTTAGGTCTTTTGCAATATCCCTCGCTCAAACATTCGTTATGTGCCTGACAGTACGGGACGTTGTTTACACATAATTTCACGCAATAACGGCAGTATTGTTTCATGTAATCACCTGTGTTATCCCTGTATCTAAATAGTTATCGCATAACTGATTTTTCGTGATCTTCTCTCTGAATGGGTTTTCCCCCATATAATCAAAAATGTTCATCTGCATATTTTCGGGCTTATGTAGTTCATATTCCGTGTTATCACCCTTCGGGTACGGCTCTTCCTGCCATAAGATTTTTAGGCTCTTATCGTAAACAAGCATATATCTGTGTTTGCGACTTCTTAATCTCCACTCGCCTTTTTTCCCTTTTACGCTACCGCGCCACACTTGCCGTTCTGTACCCCCCCCAGTTTGCTCGAAAAAGTCTGATTTTTGCGGGGCTAGACCGTAATATTTCCAATTAGTAGCTTGGTATATATAGCCGTTGTGATACTTGCTATCAGCGTATGATATGATCGCTCTGACGTAGTTTTCCTGCCTTAAACGCTTTATGCACCTTGCCACGAACCAACTTGTCAGGTTGGGTATCTTGTTGTCATCATCCATTGCAAGGCGGGTTAATTCCCAAAATCCCGTTTGATCTGAAAAACGTTCAAATCCTTCAAACGCGCCTATCAGGGTTTCGATTACGGATATTCCTGCAAACACGATACATCCGACAAACTTATCCTCTTTTGTAAATAAGCCGTACTGTACCTTGCCTAAAAATCCGTTGCCCTGTTGCGCCAAGTAATGATGTCTTTGCAGGAAATCATCAGCTAACCCTTTATTGATAGCAGCGATATAATATCCGTCTATCTTCTCACGCAATGCCTCAAAAACCGTGATCCTTGCGCCGCATCTTTTACAATGGTATTCGTGATATATCCCGTTACGGTCTGCGTCTATCTCGTCTGCGTCAATATCGACATCCCATGACACGGCATCTTTGCCGCAGATGTAACACTTTTTGTATGATCCGCTTTCGCTCAAAATATAATCTTTCCTTTCCTTGCTAAATGTGCGTGTTTAAGGTTGATCTCATTCGTAGTCCATTCAAGGTTGGTAACTGAATTGTTTTCCTTGTTACCGTCCTTGTGATTGACCTGCGGCAAATTATAGGGATTTTCTATAAACGCCTTTGCGACAAGCCTGTTTATCCTGTGCTTATCCGTTGTCCTTTTACCTACTGACAACCCGACTTTCAGATAACCTTTGCTGTTCTTATAGGGTTTCAAAACGTGTCCTGTTTCTGCATTTCTCACTCTGCCCCACGAACTCACTTGATATTTTCCGTAGTACCCGTCAATGTCTTTCCATACTTCCATGCTCCACCTCCCTATCAAAGAATGTCATCTGTCCGTTCATGCCATATCCTCACGTTGCCAAATTGCTTAAATATTCCTCAATGGACATCTGCTTATCTTCGTCATCCAGGTTCATCATGTTTGATTTTGCTTGTAAGAAGTATTCTCTTTTCAGTTCTATTCCAAGACCCTTACGGTTCATTTTGACCGCCTGATAGACTTCCGATCCGATACCCATAAACGGTGTGAAAACAACATCACCCTCTTTTGAATACATTTTCAGGCATCTTTCGATAACATCTAACTGTAACGGGCAGATATGCCTTTCGCTTTCTTCATCCGCAAACATCCTGTTTAACGTGTTACTTTGGTTTATATCCCACCATACAGGGCTGTTTAATTCATCCCATATAGGGCTTGCGTAGTCCTGCCACAAATCAACCGGGAAATCTTCTCCTGTGTGTGTTACCCTGTCTGGGTTCTCTCCGGGTTTCCTCATAAAGACCACATAATCAGGAATACCCATTCTGCTCATGCAACTGTCTTTTTTGATCTGTTTATGTAAAAGTCCAAGTGCCTTTGTTCTCTGCATAGCCGTTACGGGATTTTTCCATATACAGACCTCGGCATGATAGATAAAACCGACTTTCTGAAATAATCTGATTAAATCTCCCCTGAAATCCTTAATTCCGATAAAGCCGTCACGTTCCTTTGATGTAGGAAGGTTCATACAATGGATAGCCACAATACGACCGTCCATTAGTATTCTGTAAAGTTCCTTGACTATGAACTCAAAGTGTGTGAAAAATTCCTCATCATTCCGGCTGTTTCCTAAATCCCTATCAGAATTTGAATAGGTATATAATGAACTGAACGGGGGAGAGAACACGGAAAAACCCACACTCCCATCTGGTATTGTTGTGATGACTTCGCAGGTATCACCGTTAATTAGCGTGTATCTGTCTGTTGAATATTGATCTAGTACCTTCATTTCATTCCCCTTTCAAAAATAGTGGTATCTGTAAATCCTGCTCCGGCAGGTATGATGTCGTGATCCTTGTGGTATGTTGGATTTCCGATAGCGTGACTTCTTTCATAAGTGCGGTCATTTGCTTTTGCATTTCATCCATCTGTGCCTGTTTGCGTTTGATGTTCTCTAGTACGCTCACTTCTTTTTCAGATATGATGATGTAAACATTGACTTCATGCTCCTGCCCGAACCTCCAACACCGCCTTATTGCCTGATAAAATCTTTCATAACTATCCGACAATCCGCAGAATATTTCATTGTGGCAGCTTTGGAAATTCGACCCAAACCCAAAGATTGAAGGTTTACTCACAAGGCATCGGATGTTTCCTTCGGCAAAGTCTATACTTGCCTGTGCTTTCGTTTCCGGCTCATCACTTCCCTTTATTTCCACACAGTTAGGTATCTTTCTCCGTAACATTTCGCTTTCATCGTTATAGTCAACCCACAAAAGCCATTGTGACGGGTCACTCTCGGTTAATTCATAGGCTCTGTCTGTCCTATCTTCCATGCTTTCCTTGCGGGCTTCTCGGCGTTCCTGTAATGTTTCTGCCACTTTGACAAACATCTGATAATCTTCGATCTCGGATTCGGTTAGAATCGTGTGTAGTTTCAATTCCGGCAGGTCGTAACCTTTGATCTCATATCCCAAGTCACTAGGACTATTGAAGTAAATCGCCCATGTTGCGAACCATTCCCAAAACTTATTAACTCCGGCTTTCTTTAATCTCCAATCCGATGTTTTCCCGCCGTCATGCACAAAGTAAGTCGCTAACATTTCAGTACGGCTCATTATTCCTAAAAACTCACATGACGTACCGATCTCGGTGTAATCATTCGGTGCTATCGTTGCGGTGCAAAGCAATTTATACGGTGTCCTGTAAAATCTGTCCGTTAAATCGCCCTGGGTTTTGCTTGTGAATGACTTAATGATTGAACTTTCATCAAGTACCACTCCCACAAAATCATCCGCATTGAAGTGTTCGACCATTTCATAGTTGGTTATGTTCAATCCGTCTTTCACATCATCCGCAGTACGGCAGACATTTATCTTGCATATATCAAACTTTTCAGCTTCGTGTGCGGTCTGTTTTACTACCGACAACGGGGATAAGATTAGAACCTTGCCGCCTGTCTTTTTCCATACACAGTACGCCCATTCAATCAACATAAAACTCTTACCCGTACCGCATCCCGTAAGGATCGCACACTTGCCTTTTTTCAACGCCCATCTGACAATATCCCTCTGGAAATCAAACAGTTTATCCGATAACCATTCTTCGGGTACATCAAATCCGGCTTGTATCGTCTGTAATTCTTTTGTTTCCAAAAACTCCTGATATGTCATTTGTTACCTCTCAACCTTTCTAAAGGGCAATTCTGGCATACTTCCTCGACCATGTAATAAGCCGCATCGTCTGCATCGTTATAACGTGTCATATACACCTGCGGATAGCGACAATAATGGTCGCAGACATCCTCTATGATCTTTCCTTTTTCTTCATTCGTCATAGCCTTTCTCCCTTATCACTAATTCAGCCCCCAATATCCGACATATCTTCTCGCATATATCCAAGGGCGGTACTACTTCGCCTGTCATGTATCTGCTGAATGTGTTTTTGTTGACCGGGATCATTTTCGCAATCTCATATTGCTTTAGTCCCTTCTTTTTTATCTTTTCCCTTGTCCATTCCGTGAAGTCTATAAACTCTATTTCCCGTTTCATCCTGTTCTCCGTTCCAAAGTATTCTTGTTCCACATACCGGGCAGAATTTCCACCATTTACGCAACTGTTCGTTACAAGTCATCCAATAGCAAGTGTAGTAATATCCACCGCCCAACTCATGTTTTATCGGGGGGCTTTGCATCATCGTTTCTCATTGCAACCACCCTTTTGCATTTCTTTGTAGACTTCCTCTGCGGTTTTAGTACGCAACATATAATCAACGTCCTTTCCGTAGGTTTCTACGCACTTGTCTATGTAGTCTTTGAAGTCCTGATTTTTCAGGTAAAACTCATACATTTCGTCAAGCATCGTTCTCGTCCTCGCAAACTTCGAGTTCATCTTCGGTAAACCACATCTTCGGGATTTCCAACTTGTACTTGATTTCATCCCTTTCCAACTTCGAGTCAATGATCTTTGCCTCTACCCTTACTTTTTTTCCGATTGTTAAAAGTTCAACTGTCTTTTTCATGCTTTATACTCTCCTTTTGTCTTAATAATTCCGCTCTATCCTGTGCTATTGCCGCGAACACCATGCCCGGACATCTGTATAGTGCCGCCAACGTACAAACGATCAGTTCATCATCCGACATTGCAAGGGCTTTGTTCCACAAATCTGTTAGCCCGATTATCTCTAGTGTCTGTCTGCTATCCCCCTCTCTTTGCTTTATATCCAATACCCGATCCATGAGTGTTCGGTTAACAATCGGTTCTATTTTCATCAGCAATACCCCACTAACGCACACAGAAAACCGATTATAAACAAAACTATCGAAATGTTCCTGTCACCCCGTCCTGTTATACTTTCCGCTACTCCGGCAAGTGCCAAGAAAGACAAGACCACTCCACCGTAGTAAATTGCTTTTTTTATTCTCGCCATGTAGTCACCCCTTAAAACTTTCATATTGCCCTCAAATTTCCGTTTCCGTATCGTAGGTATATAAAACCCTTGCCTATGTGTGTTAAACTTAAAATTTAACCCTATTCTGTGTGTTCTATGGTGTTCTCTTGTTTCGCTTTAACCTCTCTTACACTTTCTTCGGGAAAATGAACGATGAATGATCTTTCCCGGATGCGACTAGAAATCCTGTCATCATATTTCAGCGTTTTCAGGTCAAAGTTGCTTGTGTAGAACGTCACTTTTTTGTTGATGTACCGCTTGTTGACGATCTGATAGAACTTTTCACCCGCCCAATCGGAGGCTCTTTCCGTTCCGAAATCGTCTATCACAAGAAACTCGGCAGACACTAAATCATTCAGCAGCTTGCTTTCTCTATCTTCACTATGGTTGTCATAGGTCGCTCTGATCTCGTCCAGGATGTCAAGGGATGTTGCAAACTTCACAGACCGTTTATGTTTGTTTATCAGTTCATTAGCTAGTGCCGTTGCTAACATCGTCTTGCCCGATCCCTTTGTGTTGCTCCAAAAGTAAATTCCTTTTCCGGCTTCAACGTACTTATCAAGGTATTCAAGATATATCTTGATAAAATCAGCTATTGACTTGAACGTGCTTTTGCTTTCCGACTTTTGGTAGTACCGCATTGTCATGTCTTTAAGTTTCACATCCGCATAATTAACAGGGATTGCCGCAAACTTTAATTTGCTTTTCTGTATCTGCCTCTGCCGGATGCCACACTCACATTCCTTGGCATATTCATATCCCTTTTCATCCCGGTAAAAGACCCATCCATCGTTATTACACAAAGGGCAAACGCTAATCGTCCCATATTCTTCGGAGTTCTTCATCTTCTGCGTCAAATTCTCCGGCTTCGATCCTTGCGATGTGTTCGTCAAGTTCTCGGTTATGCTGTTCTTCATCTGTTCCATTTCTTCCTGCCATGTCATCGTTGCTATCTCCTAGATAATCAAGGAACGGTTCATTGATACTCAAAAATGTTGCACCGTGTTTGATGTATTTCTGCTCCGTCTTGTTCTTTTCACATTCAGCCGCATAATTCTTACAGGCGGTTAATAACTGATCCTCGCTATATCCATCATTCAATCTAGCAAGGTAGCATTTATATGCTTGCCCTTTGTCCTGTTTCCTCGGATAGATTTTCCAAAACTCGGAAAATGAGGAATCATATTTCTTATCTTTCTTTATATTCTTTTCTTTATTAGTTATATGTAGTGTGTTATGTACTCCGTTATGCAGTGCGTTCTGCACTTCGTTATGTACTTCGTTTTCACAAAGTTGGTATTTATCGTAATTTACAAGGGTTATCGTTGTGTAATTCGTTGTGTACTCTGATGTAATCATTCCGTCACTTTCAAGGGCGTTAAGAAAACTTTTAACTGTTCTCCAATTCCAACCCCAACGCTCCGCAAGATACTTGACAGACAAATTCACATCACCACGTTTACAGACTTTTACTTTCCCTTTATGGATAGTCTTTTTATCCTCATAGTTCGCAAGCATTATCAAATCAACCCATGCCTGACCTCTGCTATACTTGTCTTTCCATACCCAATGATCTTGTATTTGTCTGTCAAGTTTTATCCATCCCGGCATTAGTCAACTTCTTCCTTGTATTTCTCCGCATAGTCCTTAACGATGTTTATAACCATCTGTTGTAGTTCTAGCGGCATATCTTCCCCGTTGTAACAAATGCCATGTTCTTCGGCATTTCCTATAAAGTCGCACAACAACTTAAACCCCGCCTGTTCAACGAAAGTCATCGTCATACCTCCTTTACAAGACGGTACTTTTTTACCCTGCACTTCTCGCCCTCTGCGTTCTTGACATAGACATACTCACTTTCTATGTCATATCCCCGATCTTTCAGGTCATAAATCCTCTGTGGCAGACACATACACAAAGCTACTCTGTATGCGTCCTTCCCGGTTATCCCCTTGTGGGTTTCCATGTACTTCAAAATCTTGTCGCATTGTGTCTTTTTCTTCATACTGACCCCCTTTTCTAATCTTCGTCATCATCCTTTGCGTCTGCATCCACTACCTGGATTGCAATAGTGGCTTTCTTTTTGGTGTCCTCACTATCTACCATGTGAGAAATTGCATTTGTGGCAAATCCACACGCCTGATCTGCACTATCAAACTCGAACCATGCCTCGTGGTAACTGACCTTGATAATCACTCTGTACTTAATATTCATGCTTTCCTCCTTACTTAACCTTCAAAACCTTGCTACGCTCACCAAAATGTGCGAAATCCAACTTTTCCCCGTCCTCTAATGCTTTACGGATCAACTGATTGTCGTTTTCGATAGTCAACTTTGTAAACCTTTCAGGTACGGTTTTGTTTTCATCCACTATCAAGGGAAGTTGACCCCCGGCATTTTGAACATGAAATCTGACATCTCCTGCTTCAAGGTCTGTCAATTCCAACTGACCCATAACCTCTATGATTGCCCGATCTAATCTCTTGATGTTGTTCTCTCTGACCTGCTTTTTTATCTGCCATTCCTTTTCCTTTTCCTTACAGGCAGAAAGTTCCATCTTTAATCTGTCACGGACAATCGCAAGTCCGGCAGCTTTCTCTTTGATCTCTCCGGCTATGACCGATAACATCCCCTGTATGCTTTCCTCGTCCATTTCGGGATCAGTTAATTTGTCGTAGTATTCCAAATACTCATTCGTTAATTTGAAAATCTCATTCATTTGAAAATCTCCTTTATCCAATCGTCACGTTCTTTTTTGATGTTCCGTTCCCCTTTAACAAACTTGTCGCAGAAATGCGGATCGTTTCTTATGTTGTTTGTCACCGTTCTGCTTTGCCCTGTTAGCAAGTAGTAGTCGCAAGTATCTGACCTTTTGGAATAGTATTTACACTCCTTGCATATTTCCCCTACTTCGACCATTCAACCCCCTTTCTCCTGCCGCCCTACCGAACGGCAGGACATATAGGCTTTTGGTAAACCGCTGTGATACAATTAACCAAGCAAACCAACAGTTACTATGATTTAAGGCAAGTAGTTTCTGCCGAAAATCTTTAAGAATTCTTCCCTTGTATGGGTTTCCTCAAACTTCCGCTGCCCTATCTGTTTAACCTTTAGCATCAAGTCTTTACGGAAATGTATTCCGTCATCACTCATGTTGTGACATCTAGGACACAGCCATATCTTTAACCCATATTTCTCTGACCATTTGCGATTAGCCGCACCGAAAATGTGATGATCGTGTAGTCCTATCGTGTTGTGGCAGATAAAACATTCCTTTTCGTCCTGTATGATGCTATCCATTTGCCATTGCCTTTAATCGTGCTAAATCTTCTGGCGGTAGTGTTTCTATGCCAACCTCTTTACACTCGCTGATAATTCCGTCCAAGAGTATTGAAAATGCCCTACTGTCTAACTCATGTGAACCTTTTAACAGGAGGTATGTACGATACATTTTCCCGTCTTTGCCCTCTTTGACTTCGGATGTTGGTTTCAGATGTAACGTATCTTCTTCCTCTACCTTCTTTAACACTTCCTCTGTTTCTGGTAGAACAACCCAAACAGGGCGGTCATCTACTTTCTGTATCTGTCCATATTTCCGCAACATGAGATTGTGAACATACGGCTTACTTACTCGCAGAACATTTGCTAACTTATCTACAAGTGCGTAAAAATATCCGTTCGCATCCTTTGACCGCTTATCTCTCCATTGAACCAACTTTAACCGCAAATCCCGATTCATAAGTGTGTCTAACGGATCGAGTACACCCTCAACATGAAGGGTTATGTCAGCACCGCCTATTGTCGGGTGTATCTGTTTAATTTGTGCTTTGCACTCCATTTACAATTTCCTTCGTCCAATTAGCAGCTATCCAAGCAAACTGTTTTTCTGTCAGGTCTTTCAACTCTTTTACGTTGCATTTGGAACATACTACCGCCGGATTGATGCCGCTTTCTTCGCATTTTTTTATCAATGTGTTGATCTTTGCCTCGCCGATTTTTGCCTCGGCTATCTTCTCCTGTTCGGCTCTTTTGGGATTTAAGGTTGTCGTTTTCGGCTTTTCCTCACCCTTATTCGTTGCATCTGCATCTTTGTTGTCATCAATCAAGAACAACCCGTTAAGCGCGTATTTTCGAGCATAAGATGAAGCTGCCCCGGTTATCTGACTTGCATCCATACCTTTTTTTTCAAGTTCTTCACGGGCATATGCTGTGTTTTCAACACTATCCGTTCCGTCTGTGAACTTTGCCGTTGCCTTTACATAGATACGATCTCCAACCGATATGATTTCATCACTTATGGTCACAACCGCATGAACCTTTATTAACGGCTCTTTCAGACCTTCCAATATGTCCTCACATGATCTGTAGTGGTATTTTCCGAAAGAATTGTATTGATTTTTCGGGGCTTTAAGTGTCTGCTGAACCTGCTCTAATTTGTCATAGATATTTCCTTTTTCAGCCATTCTTTCCTCCTTTTTAATATGATGTGCTTTGCTATTTTGTTTTGTCCTGTCTTGTTATATCCTTTGCCCGTATTGCCGTTAGCACAGCACCACATATAGCCGTTGGTCAGCTTAAATGGAGGTTTGTACGTCTATTAGCGCACATCTATAATGTGATAACGCCCGTAGTCACTATTTCTGCCCGAACCGATGCCAAGACCAAATCCGGCAAGATTGATAACATTAACAATCTGTTCCAATGAGTAAACGTTTTCAAGAAAACTGATTCTGAATGTTGCCGTCCATCCGCTAAATCTGTTCAACTTGACAAGGACAGGCGCACCCTTCTTCGGTGACATCAGCTTTTCGTCAAGGTGATACTCGGTGAATGTGATAGGGACAAGGTTATCTTTTTCTCCTAATACATTGACCGTTGCCCTGAACTCCGTTGAATATGTACTGATCTTGTTACGGGTCAAAGCTTCTCCGAAACACTTTTTAAGACCAAAAGCCGTGATACACGGTGCATTTACAGACGGGTCGAGGTTCTCTTTCAAGGTTTCCTCGGAAAACTCGTTCGGCTTGCCATTCAGCCAATGAATGCTTGTGACGATTTCCTCCCATTCATTCGGCTTTGTGAGGTCTTTTGCCTTGTCTTTCCGAGCATCCGTCAGTAGTCTTGTGGTAACATCGTTCATCTTGTTCAAAATGAGGTCTGTATCACCCTGGATGGTGATTTCAACTGTTCTTGGTTCTATCGGCTTAAACTCGATAATTTCCTCTTTCTTCTGTGCCATTTCTTCATTTCCCCTTTCGATATTCTGTGGTGTTCTGATTTTTCACGTTATGTGGTTTTAAGTTCTTTTCTATGCTTGCCCTGACGGGTGTAGTGCTGACTTTATGTTCTTTGGTATAGTGTTTTTTCTTTTGTTGTCGTGTCCTGTCCTATTTTTTGCTCTTTTTTGTTATGGTGTTTAGACATTAGGTAAACTGTGATTTTGGCATAAAGCCAACACTACACCTATCAAGGCATCCCCCTAACCTTCTAAAAGGTCGATTTCGGCAAAGATATTTTCAAGTTCTGAAAGCATCTTGTACCTCTGTCGGAAAGCGGCAAGTTCTGCTTTTGCCCGTTTAAGAAGTTCCGTGTACTCGTCCGGCTTTTGCAGAAACAGGCGTGTCGGCTCATAGTGATTAGTTGCTGTAGTAATCTGATATGAACGGACATTATGCTGATTGCCTTTACCGTCCTTATGGACTATTACAAAACTCTGTATGATCTTTCTTGCCTCTGCCAATCTGCACTTCTCGGCAGCTTTGGCATCATCCCATGTAAAGCACTTGTGAAGTTCCGTTTTCTTATTCCTTGCAAAATCAAGTACGTTCTGCGGTGTAACTTCTTCTAACGTCTGTACTTCCCTGTAGCATTTTTCAGGATTTCCCTTAAACAAATCCTTGAATTGCCATGTGATAACTTCCATTCTTTATCCCCCTTTCTTCAATATTTGCCCTGTTCTGTAGTGTTTTGACATTTGATTTTTTTTCGTATCATGTTATCTTTTGTGCTATAGTCTTATTTGCTATCATTTGATTAGCCATTAAGGGCATAAGACCGACATTAAACTGTGATGTTATGTTCTAAACTGTGGTTTCATGTTTTGTTCTTTTTTGAACCGTACTATTGTTTTGTTCTCGGCTTAATGCCGATCCTATGCCCTCACCTTTTGCCTTTTCGCATCTGTTTGATAGCAGAAATCTGATAACTGTCAATCGCCTGTGACTTCCGCTTTGCTGATTTGATGTTCTCTCTCCTGTTATCCCATTCCGCTTTGGCTGTTTGATACTTCGTGCATCTGTCGTGACATCCGGGAATACGATCAGGACAATCTTTGCAGGTATTCACAATATTTGTTCCGTTAAATCCTAAAAACATTTGTTATGTACTGTTCTGTTCTTTCCTGTGGTTTAATAAAATGTTCTTTTCTGTCCTGTCATGCTCTTGCTATATCAAGGGATCACTCCCCGAAAGCCTGTTCATAACTTACGGTCTGTGCCTGACTTTCTAACCATTCAGCCGCACATCCCTCACAAAGTATCTGTCCGTCAAGTTCAAAGTAACGATCATCGGGATATAAAACGTCTTTACACTCGCTACATATGAAGTGGCTTTCTTCCGGCTCTGGCGGATTTGTTAAATATTCATCAAACGAACGCTCCCAACTCTTACCGAAACTAAATCCCATTGTTGAAACCCCCTTTCATAAAAGATTGAATTTGACTATCCGTAATGTAATACCGCAAATGTTTTTTTGACCCAAAAGCACACGCACCTGGAATACATCCGGCTTTAATCATTTCCCTAACCGCCTGTTCTCCTACTTGTAAAAGTTCGGCTGCCTGTTTAATACTTAACGGCTTCGCGCTCGATAAGAGGTAATTTGTTGTGCTGTTTAAGGAAGTCATACAAGAATAACCGTCCTTTCTGTGTCCATTCTGTATTAAGGCTATTCCCGGTTTGCCCGTCTGCCTTTTCGTAATAGTGTGTATGGCTGTGAACGTACCCTTTTCCCTGATATTTGCTGTAAAGTACCCATTGTTTGTGTATCTTGTGCTGTACGCCTAAATCATGGAGCATTTTGTTAAACCCCTTTGCAGACATTCCATAGTCTTGTGCTATCTGCGTGACAAGCACCGTATCTTTGCTTTCAAGGATTTTGTCGAGGTATGTCACCTTCGGCTGCATTTCCTCTAGTTTCTCGTTCATGGCAAGCAACTCCTGCGCCATGAGATTAGTTTTTTCTTTGAGGGATGCAATCGTCTGATCTGCCATCCTTAACGCCCTAGCCATGACCTGCTCCGGCGTGTTCCATGCTTTTTCAAGGTCAATAAGGTACTGTCTAACCCTCTTTCCTTCGGGTGACCTTTGGATCATGCAGATTTCTTTAGCCATATCAATAGAAATTTCATAATCTTTTGCAGGTCTGCCACCCATTTCGGAGGTTTCTAACATTTTTGTGAAAAACTCCGTCCCCTCTGAAAAACCGTATTCAACCATCCTGTCGAACCACATCGTGAACGGTGTTTTAATGTTTAATTGTTCATGCAGTTCTCTGGCTGATATAGTCTGATTATCAAAATTGACATTGATTAAATCGTTCATACTACCCTCCTGGCTTGCTTTGCATTTATGCTTTTCTTAAACTCTATTGAAGTTTCTTCGGAAAAAAATAAGCCCCTATGTCGTTCTGATCTATTTCAAGAACATTGCACCAATCATATACATTGTCCTGTGTTATTCCACATTGACCGTTCAACTTTTGAGATATAATATTTTCAGATAAGCCGACACGTTTAGAAAACTCTAACTGCGAACCGCAAATTTCAACAATTCTGCCTTTTAACTTACGAAATTCCATGCTTTCCTCCTTCCGTAAAATTGTCTTAACAATGGGTATCATATCACACGCACTTTATCGTGTCAATACTTTTTCTTAAATTATATTTAAGTCTAGGTTGGATATTGTCAAACGTGCTTAATTGCGATAAAATGTGAATGAAAGGGGGTGTAGATTATGTCATTCAAACTTGAACGTGTTGCAACTTTTAATCAAAGGCTCAATATGGCAATGTCTGATAAAGCAATGAGGGCTATTGACTTATCACGAAAAACAGGATTTTCCGAAACAGCAATATCTCAATATAGAAAGAACGTGATGCCGGATATAGATAAAGTAGCAATTCTTTCTAATGCTTTACAAGTAAATCCTGTTTACCTTTTAGGATATAATGTAGAACCTTACTATGAACCTGACGTTTACGGTTTATCAAGCGAAGATAGGGCATTGTTATATGCTTATGACAATGCTAACGATCTTGAAAAAGATGTAGTTAGCAATGTTCTGAAATTCAAAAGGCAAGATACGTCTTTACGGTCATCAAAGGCGGCAAGCAATGAGTAGGCTCGGCAACGGCATAGGCTCTGTCTATAAGTTATCAGGCAAGCGTAAAAATCCCTGGGTTGCCCGTAAAACGGTCGGTTTTGATATGCGAGGTTTTCCAGAATATAGATATATCGGGTATTACAGGACAAAAGCAGACGCAATGACCGCTTTAATGGACTATAATAAAAGTCCTTATTCCCTTGATAATATTCCCTTGTCCTTTGTATATGATAAGTTTATGACCGTATATAAAGAACATCACGCACAGAAAACGGTACATAACATAGAAATATCGTGGGATCATCTTGAACCACTCCATGACAGTAACATTACTTCATTATCCCGTAGAAAGCTACAGGAATACTTTGACAATCTGCTTGTGTCAGAACAAGTAAAGCAAAAAGTAAAGTCTGTTTTAAGACAGATTTTTGATACCGCAGTAAGATACGATTATATTCAGCCGGAGCGAACAAAAGTGTTTGATTTTCTTGACCTCTCTAGCACTATCGCCATAAACAAACAGAATAGGGATAGATTTACCGATGAGGAAATCACCCGACTATATTCCATTGATGATGAAATGTCGCATATAGTCCTGTTTTTAATATATACAGGACTACGGGCAGGTGAATTTTGCAATATGACGGATGCAGACATTGACGATGATCTTGTTCTCCATGTGAAGAAATCAAAAACATCGGCGGGTGTACGTGAAATTCCATTGTCTGATAAAGCGCAAAAGCTACTACCGTTACATAAATTTGATAAATACGATGATCTTAAATATGCTTTTTCTGTATGGCGTGATAAAAACGGGTTTTCCCGGTCACTCCATTGCACACGATATACTACCATTAGCCTTTTAGTGTCTGCCGGGGTTGACGATAGGATCGTCCGGGCAATAGTAGGACACAAAGCGCAGAATGTCACAGAGAAGGTTTATACTAAAATATCAAACGAGGATAAAAGGAAAGCATTAAACCTGATATAGTGTCCGATTTATCACCCTCATTGTCACTAGCATTGTCACTAATAATCTTAAAATAACAAGTGATAACTTGAAATATCGTGTGTTACAAAACCGCAGAATTGCGTGTTTACGGGTGTTATTGAATGTCGGTGCGTATTTATAGTCAAGGCGGTAAATGCCGTATTTATGCGGTTTTCAAGCCTTTTGTCACTAGTTTGTCACTAGTAAATTATTTTTTTATTTGTCACTAGTTTGTCACTAGTTGCATGAAGAAAGCCGCCCACACGGACGGCTTAATAAGGG